AGCATTGTTCATACCAACCAGAGTCTCCTCGGATACTGAAACTTGATACTTGTTCCCTCCAAGATGGGTAACACCACCAATTGGGATCACCATTCCAAAGTACATATCCTCCAGAAATAGGTTAACCACCTGGAGCTCATGCATGGGGTAAAGAGTTTCAAACTGTATGGTTCTGCCCCAGTCGCCGTTTCCATCATCAAGGTTCGCAATCCATAAAAACTTATTATAGACATCATGAAAAATGTGCTCTATACCCGCTGAATAGGGAGAGTAGACCCTAATGGTTTCTGCAGGCTCAAACACATCATGATAAGTAATTTTTATGAGTTCTGTCTTTGACTTCTCCAAATATGGCTTTATGGTTTCTGTTGCTATGGCCATACCAGCCCAGTTTCTTTCTGTGACCATCCAGTGTATGTTTCCTGAAGAATCCTCAATGGTAAAACCCATTCTAAAGTCATTTGTGATAAACATATTAAGAGATATGGCAGTACCAGTGAACTCAGCAAGTTGTCTTTCAGGCTCCCATACATTTGTAAAATCCACTGTCTGGCAGTAGCTTGAATAATATACCTTCCCATCGGTTTTAATGTAGGAGACGATGATCCCTTGGTCCTTGTCCGGGAAGTTCACATTTTTCCAGCCTCTTATGGCTTTGACTTTCGTAACCGAGGAGGAAATCTGTCTTTTTGTCTCACTTAAATCCCACAGCTGGCTCCATAAGACTCCATCTGAATCCACCCAGAATATAAATGGCTTTTCGTCCGTTGCGAGTCTCCATTTTCTTCTGTGAAGCTGCCAGTTTCCATTAAAGGCTATGGCTACAGCGCTACCTTCCCCAAGTTCAAACTGCTGAACCCACCCAAGCTTAAAGTAGTCAGGATATTTCCTAATTGATGTTTTAACGATACCGCCTTCAACATGGATCTCATAGATGCTGTCCGGAGATCCATAGGGAACCCTTCTTCTTGCTGCTAGGGATATGTCCCCTAAATTATCTGCTGTCCTTATGGTTTCAACGGTCCAGTAGTCTGAATCCATTACGGTGGTCCTGGCCCTGCTTACCCTTATACTCATCTTTGGATCAGCCTTGTTAGCTGGGGTTTGCTGTGTGCTTGTTAGCTTCTTATTCAAGTGGGAGGTGACACTTCTCATGGCGACACCTCCTCTTTGAGAACTATTTTAATTGTTCCCTCAAAAAGACTTTTATCTAAATTACCGTGTGCAAAATTTATCCGTTTCCAAGAAATATTCTCATCGATGTAGACTTCATATTTTTTATCAAGAAAGATCATAAAAAGTGGGGTACCAAGGTCAATTAGAAGGTTAATTTTTTCTGCCTGTCTAAAACTTGATACGATAGTGCCTACTGTACTCTTTAGAGGACTACCTATCACCTGAACGTGATAACTTCCGTCTAAAAGTCGATTTACTACACGATTTGAAACATATTCAAAGGGGGAGAGGTCCTTAAGAATCCTTGATAGGACTTCTCCGTTAGAAGTTTCAAGTCTAATCATCAGATTCTAGCCTCCCTTCTAAACTGGTCCATAATGATTTCAACCACACCAGTTAGCTCATTCTTTGTATTTATCCCTCTAACTTCAATAACACCTGTATGTTGAATTATTGAAGTAGTCTCTCTATTAGGATTAAAACCTTGAAGTGCGTCATCAATATTAAGTCTAGTATCAAGATTAAAATTAGTAGGTATTGCCCCCTGTATGTCCTTTTCAATTCCACTCATTGCATCAGTGAAGCCTTCTCCAATACCCTCACTCATGTTAGCGCCAATGCCAGCAAATACTTTCGAAGGGGAGTTGATGCCAAGAACCTTCTTAACACCACCAACAATCCCGTTGACCATGTTTTTTACTTTTTCTCCAAGCCAACTAATCATTGATGCAATACCATCCCATAAGCCTCTTGCGATATTTTTTCCAACCTCAAGTATGGATGGAATTCCTCTGATAAGTCCGGAAACGATAGACGCTATGATTTGTGGCAATTGGGCAACAATCTGAGGGATGGCACGGATCAACCCCATTCCAAGTTGGATGGTAAGCTGGACACCCATTTCAATAAGTCTTGGTAGATTTGTGGTGATGAAACCAATAATACTGTTGATGATTTGGGGTAAGGCTTCAATTAATGTTGGAAGAGCATTTAAAAGACCTTGAGCTAACCCACTGATAATTTGAAAAGCTGCATCCAAGACGAGATTCAGATTTTTGATTAAGGTTGTTACGATTAAAATGACAGCTTCAACCATAGAAGGTATAAGCTCCGGTAAAGCCAACCCTAAACCTTCTACAAGAGCAGCAATAAGCTGTACCGCTGCATCAATTAATAGTGGCAAATTCTCAATGAGCGCTCCAACAATAGTCATGACTGCATCTACTGCTGCTGGAATTAGTTCTGGAAGCAGACTAAGGAGTGTTTCTAGAACCTGGCTGAAGAGATCCGTTACTGTACTAAGAAGAACAGGTAGAAGGTCTCCAATAGCAAGTAGGATGGCATCCATTGCTGCAGGTAGAGCAGTAACCACATTTTCTAATATTGGTACAATATTAATAACTACCGACTGGAAAGCATCTACGAGATTTTGGGTTAGGTTTGTCATATCCGCATCTGCATTTCCTAGACCTGCCGTAAATGAACCTAGAGCAGCTTGCAGAAGACCTATGGACCCTGTGACGGTTTGGGTGGACTCTCTAGCAAAGTTCCCAGCATATTGCTCCGTATTTTCAAAGAACATCTGCATGGCCACTTCAGCTTTTTCTGCATTTGTTGCCGATGCCCAGGTGAAATCTAATCCTTTGGCAAGAGCGTAGGCTTCGATATTTGTGGCATTCATGGCAACACCCAGGTTATCCATCATGGTGAAGTTACCTTTGGCCGCACCGGCAACAGAATCAAGGGCTACCTGCATATCGATGCCCATAACTGATGCCATATCTGCAGCTCGCTGCATGGCTTTTTCTGTCAGTTCTAAACTCTTTTGCTGTTCAACTCCAGAGCCTTGAAAGAGTGCACCCATCTTATTGGCTGTTGCTAAATATTGACTCTGGGACACACCTAGATTTTTGTAGGCTTCCTCACCAGTTTTCTGAATAGAAGAAGCGTACTTTCCAAATACAGCTTCGGAACCACCAAGATTCTGTTCAAGCTCACCAAACTGCTGGACAATCTCAGTTCCAAGTTTTATAGTAGCAGCACCTGCTGCAAGAGCCACAGAACCCATTGCAGTTCCGATCCCCTTAAGAACTCCTCCAAACTTCTCAAACTTCCCACCAGCACCTTCTGCGGACTTACCGGATTCATCTAACTGCTCTCCCAAGTTTTCTGCTTCTTCTGCTGAATCTTCCAGTTCCTTTTCCATTTTATTGAGATCTGCATTGGCATTATTAAGCTGAATTTGCCAGGCCTTTGTTCGCTTATCATTTTCCCCAAAGGATTCTGCAGCATTCTTTAAGGCAGATTCGAGTGTCTTAACCTTGTCCTTTTGAGCATCGATTTTTTTGTTTAAGACTTCATTTCTTGCTGTAATAGCCTTGATGGATTTATCTTGCTTATCAAACTGTGAAGTAACCAGATTCATTTCAGAACCCAGCACTTTGAATGTTTGATTGATATCTCGAAGAGAGCTCTTGAACTCCTTTTCACCCTCAACACCGATTTTCAGGCCGAAGTCCGACATAGCGTTCACCTCCTTTGGGGCATAAAAAATGACACCAATGTAGGTGCCACTCTAAATGATTTTGTTATAGAAATTCCGGTATTATTTCATCGATGTAGCGCTCTTGTTTCGGTTTCGATATTCCGGTAAATTGCTTGTGACATTCCCAAAGGTCCATCAAATAGCCAATGGGCATGAGCCACACTTCATCTTCTAAACGTCTTAAATGGACTGTTCCAAAGTAGATAAGTCGGGTAAAGACTTGTTCATCACTTACCCGACCACCTCGTTTTTTGAGTCGTCACTCTCCACATTCCTTTTTGTACCTTTCATCATACTGGACATAATGGCATTCTTGTAATTAGCCAGGTCAAAGGGAGTGGTAAGAAGCTCCACTTCATCTTCTGTGAGAAGTTCTTTTTTATCATCCTTGTTCCTAATATTGTGGATCAGGATGGATTGGTTTGCCAGAAGGGTGATGAGCCACACCACCTCTTCAAGTGCCATTTCAAAGTTCTCAGTTTTCATGAGCTTATCACCCAAATTCTCAAGACCACCATAGCGCTTGGCAATTTCCTTAGTAGCTTTGGTGGTAAGAATCATCTTAAACTGTGTGCCACCAATATCAATTGAGGTACTTCTTTCTTCTGCTGCTTCATCAAGCTTTATTTTTTCATCTGCCATGATCAACCCTCCCATTAAGAAACAACAACAGTTGCCACTGTGGTCGTCACATTTGCAGCACCACTAGAGCTTAAGACGCAGTAGTAGTAATAGGTATCTGCCAAGAGGTCCGTTGGAATATCAAAGCTCGCAGAAGTTTCTCCATTAATAATAGTGCCGCCAGTGGTGCTATCGATGGTATTTTCATACCACTGATAGGTTACAGGGTTTGAGGTGTTGGAGCTTGCCACAACAGAAAGACTTCCAGAAATACTG